ACGAAATCTTTGTAACAAGTCCACATCATCTACCATCAGAGCGTTTGTTATAGCATCTGATAGAGTTACAGTATTGATTGTCGCGCCTGCGGTGTAAGTAACCTCAACTTCAACCTCAGACACGTCAACATCATAAGCATCCGGCATACCTCCTTGTTCCGAGGTTAATCTAACCTGCATCCCTGCGAGTTGTGCTGCCGTCCAATCACTATTCCATCCGGTATCAGATAACGTATAAGTTACAAACGATCCTGTCAGGTGTCCGGTTTCTTGTTGCGCTCCCTGTGCGACACCACCTATAATCAGGTCAACTTGAATGTTGTTATCAGCATCACTTGCATTGAGTGTTGCCCGAACAAAGATGCGAACTTGCGTGACTGTGTCGCCATCGACAATCGCGCTGGAACCGTCGCCTTCTGGGTTCAAATCAAGATTAAGGACATCGGCAGCTTGATCGTCACAAGTGATAAATGTACCATCAACAGGACCATCCGAATCATCATCAAGGCCGGGACCGGGGTTCAATCCCTCATTACAATTGGCGTGGTTAGATACTACCCAACCACCATCATTGCCATTAGGATACCAATACTCAATTGCCATCAGTATCTACCCATTTCCAGCAGCATCCGCCAAGATCACGACCTTCGTTTGAATTGTGCGGCCAATCTATGCAAGTTTCCTGTACAACTTCCTCGTTACTCCGGCCCGACCATATGGGAGATTCACCCGGAGGGATTCGCGCTTCTCCAGTCTGGATCAAACATCTTGTCTTACCGTCGTTATCGCGAACAAGGTAACGACACGAACTACTTGAACTAATTTCACAGGAACGGTCCCGCATGTTGAATGATCGTTTCAGAGAGAACATAAGAAGTGAGAATCGCAATTTCTTCTTCAGTTAAAGATACAAAAATTGGGATGCGTATTGGCTCGAATATCTGCCAAGGGTTTGCCATCCATTCTCGTGCTTCCTCTTCAGTCAAAGCACGATCCCAAGCAACAGCGACCGCAACATCACCAGTGAATAAATCGGACCAGCTGGTATCGCGATATGAGCCAATGCTTGTGTTGCCGCCAATCGCAAAATCAGGGAAGCCCGCGCCATCCTCAACGGTTGTTGTATTTTGATACTGAGTTAAGTCACCATGAAAATACAGGTTATGTTCGCTTCTCGATGGATGCGCCCAAACAGCCCGAAACCAATCCTCATTGTGCGCCGGTCCTGAAGTAATGGCAGCATTGACACCACTCGTAACAGACCGATAATTACAATAAATCTGACCGCCGCTGTCTGTTTCAATGGCCGTTGCCGCCGCACTAGACCCCACATTTTCAACAACACTGAACAACACATCTACAGCAGCAGTTTGATTGGGTTTTGCGATCAGGGCTATTGTATGAATGTGCTTAGTAATAACAGGCTCACCAAGCGCCGCGATCGCATCAGCAGTCAAATTAAGATGCTGACCAAATTGACCACGTTCAAGTGATGGTATACCTGTTTCTGCGTTGGCTGTTGCGTAGCCGGGAGAAGCCAAATTCCATCTACTTTGACCCGGTAAATAGACAGCCGTTATCTTCCGAGTAAGCGGATGATTTCGATTTATTTTTATACTCGCAGGAGGTTGCCTAGTCCACGGGATTTCAATATAATACGGTCTTACAGTAACTTCAGAGACTTCTGTAAAAATCGGAAACCGCAGCGGTTCGAATATCTGCCACGGATTCAACGCGAGCATAGCTTGTTCTTCAGCGGATAATTTACGGTCCCACCACAGGCTGAGATAAATCCAACCATGCCACTGGTCAACGGATTTGGCCGCGATGCCCATGCCGATATTGAACGGATCAATACCACCGTCGCCGGTGTCGATAAACCCTTCCCACCAATTCTGCGTATTGTCGTACCGCAGCAAATAGCATCCGGGAGTACCAGATAACGACGAATCAATGCCAATCTGAATGCCATCTTCGTAAATAATTTGTGAGACCGAATCCCAACACATAGAAACAGCATGTGGTTGGTTATCATCCGGCGCGGTAGATGCCGCGCTAATGGTTCCAACATTTGTACCGCCGAACGTCGCATTTGAAAGTGTAAACTCGTCAGTGTCGCCCGGATCATCAACCAACGCGGCAAGGTGAAACACAGTGGCCGCAACACTCAGATCAAGAACATTAGAACTGAGGTTGTTCAAGTTCCAACCAGTGCGTGTTCCACGGTCTGCAATATATAAACCTCTGCCGTTTTTCCCAACCTTAGTTATCGGCGACCCAACTTTAGTGACATTAGTACGATCAAAATTTCCCATCAAATCCCGAGGAATTTCCCCGGCATGATTGATCGCGTAGTGTAATCCTCTCGTTAAAGGGTGGTTTTTATTGATCTTAGTGTTGACTGGAGGTTGTTTAGCCCACGGGATTTCAATGAAATATGGTTTCGTAGCAGCAGCGTCTTCAGGGGTGAACACCGGAATTTCAAATGGTTCAAATACCTGCCAAGGATTACGAGTAATTTCCTCTTGCTCAATATCTGATAATACTCGATCCCAAATAAACGTGAGGAATATTTTTGAGCCTGCATTAATCGCATCGTTGATTGTGCCCACGCGAGCCATGCGAGAACCGACCATATAGCCGGTAATAGTGCTTGTCTCTGGGGTGTTGATTGTTGGAAAATTTATGTCCGTTTGATAGACGCCACTATTGAAGAGACCATATTTGATCGTCGGCGTTGCGGAGCCAGTACTGTTGAATGATGCGCTGAACGTATAAACCTCATCAATCGGTTGTGCTAGGGATGAACTGTCGTTGGCGTCGTTAGACAAATCCACGCGTGATAGTGTCAACCCAAGATTGTTATTGCTGAATTGCTCCTCTTTGAGCATCCATCCACTTGTGTTCGAAGCATCGGACGTTTGCGTACTGACCAGTGACGAGCTGGACGACCCTGCCTTGGTGGTAGTGAACGCAACTGCTAACACCGTGAATGGAGCATCATTATCAGGAATCTTAGTGGATGCGAACGCACGACGATAAGCGGTTGACTGCGATGGATAGTTCAGTCCTCGACCGGCATTACCAATCGCTATTTCAGGAGTTGTTCCATCCCCACCATCGCCGCCAACTACATTACCAATCGCATCCACCGGGCCTAAAGTCGGCAAGAACGCAGCAACTAGTCCATCAGACAATGGGTTTGTCCGATCTATAGATGTTCCTGCCGGGGGCTGTCTAGTCCACGGTATTTTAAGAGCAGCACTTTTCACTGTTAAATCCTACGCGCTAGGTCCCCACGTATACGGATTGATCCATAAAGCCCAACTCACCCCCATCGTCTGTGCTGACGCATTATTCTTGAGATAGAACTCATACGTCTGGGATGTTTTAAAGTTCGGCAATACCGCCCCTACAATCGTCGTGTAAAAATCCACATCGTTAGCAACGCCAAAATCAATTGGAAACGAATCAATATAGATGAACGGATGGTTATCATCCGGCACTTCCGCTTCATTCACTCCTTCGATATTAGTTGGCCTAGCATACAAATCAATCACACCCACTGTCGGCATAGTCGTATCAAATTGACATTTCAGAATAAAGTTAGCAAACGGCGCATCTTCATCGTTTGTCCATTCCGTAATATCACCGGCAACAGAGTACGCATCATTCGCAATCGTACTTGTGCTGCCATCATCGATACTGTCTTGCGTACCAAATTTCGGTTTAGTATCGTTAGTTCCAATAGTCATTGTTAAACTCCTGCATCAGCATCCACAAACATAGCAATCGCTGCATCTACATTCGTTTGAATCGCTGCATCAGTTGCTCCGGTGATACCAGCGACTGCTGTGTCTTTGTTTGCTGCGAGTACAGACATGTAAATACGACGAGCTTCAGCTTCTGGATTAGAGAACGCTTTGTCTGCCCAAGACTTCTGAGCAGACGTAGCAGCTCCATTCTCCAGAATCCCTTGCGCTGCTATAATTACCGCAGTCGCGACCTTATTTTTTAGAGCACTATCGTTGAACAGTCCTCGTACTTCTTCATAAGTAGCCATGCATCACCTCCTAGGAGTCAACCAAATCGTGCGAACCAACGCGAATGCGACCAGTAAGGTTCAAGAAATCTGAGTCTGCCAGTACAGTCGATAATCCAGAAACAAGATTCACAACAACACCGGAACCAGATGTTTCATGATTACACAGAGCCGCCATTTGAAGATCATCAGATGTGATTCCATCCGCAGCGCCGCCCCAAGTTGCCTGGACATACGCCCACTCGCGGGACTGTTGGACAATTGCTCCAGCTTTTCTTCCTCCTACGACTTCACCGAACGCAGAATCTGCAACTGTAACGGCGGCTGCCCACGAACCAATTGCGATCCAATTAACTTTGGATCCTGTATCAAGCATCAACCGATCAGCTAGAAGATTGAGACCTAGCGCCGTGACTACGTTGTCCAATTCCTTTCGTTCAATAGTGCCATCAGCACGATGAATTTCTCGAATCCAACTGCCTCGTATTGGAACATGAGACCCTGCGATTTCAACAGTAGCTCTGGAACCACGGCCAAGGATTCTATCAAAAATGTTTCGTTTCATAACCTTTCACCTTTTCGTTTACCATCTTGGTTGCATATAATTTCACATGTTCCATGGATAGGAACCTGCAATTAGTTTCTTTCTCGGTTAGGAGATTTACTCCTCCGTTGAGTTTACTCACTCCCATGCGAATACCGAACGTAATGTCAGATCCGAGGACCTGAGCCAAGACACTATAGTATTGCATGGAATCTTCAATCATCCTAATTTGGTCAGTCTTCATAAGCTCTTCCCAAATTTGGATTGCTTCTCTGGCCACCTCAACCATTTCTGGAATGATCTGACCCTGACTTTCTTCTAAATGAAATTGACAAGCATGAGCAACGTCACGCACCCATAAAAATTTACCCAAAATACGATCGGGATACTTTTCACGATCGCGCTGCATCAATGGGAAGTTCCTGTCAAATCTTCCACGCCGAACTGCTTCAGTCATATATCCGTTGTGCGAAAAGACTGGAGTGTTCTGTATGAACGCTACTCCCATTCCTTTATTGAACTCCGTTTCCGGGTGTTCATGCACGACTCCGTAGAATCTTACATTGGAGTTATTCCGAAATAGCCTTACAGGATAGTCTGTAGTCAGAACCTGTAAAGGATTGATACTGAAATGCGTCTGCGGGAGTGGATACCCTAAGAACTGATTGTATCTCAATAGTTTGCAGACAGCTTGAGGCTCAATAACTTCCTCGTCACTATCAAACCACATGATCCAGTCGCCATTTGCGTGCGCGATAGAGTTATTTCTAGCTTCATCAAACCCGATATCTATTGGGGAATCAGCTTCAACTACACGTATGATGGGCCACAGATGACATTCTTTCTCAAAATTATCTATCATTTCGGTAGTTCTATCCGATGTTTTGGAGTCTACAGAGATAATTATTTCATCAACGTATCCTTGAATTGTTCGTAGTGCCTTGCCGATTGTTTGTTCGGCGTCCTTAACAATCATACACAATGAAAGAGTCTGTCTTGGATAAACTGTAGCGAACTTGCGAGTGTAATCTATATCTCTGCAAATCTCCACACCTTCTTCGTATGTAAACGAAGTAATATACTGACCTATTGAATCCCCTCCGGGATTCGTTCCACACGGAGTTGCAATGATATCAAAGTCTTTGTGATCCTTGAACATATCGTGCAAGTCAGCTCGCTCGTAATGGTGCAGATGGAACCGAGTTGGATGATCTTTCTGGTAAGACATCTGTTCCCACGGTCCGTAAGGAGTAGTGATAATGAACTTACCATCTTCCTTCATCATTGCTTCAAGTTCGCGCATAAGTTTCTTCGGATCACGAACGTGTTCCAACACTTCAGCCGCGATTATCGCATCGGCTAGTGCAAGTGCGGATCCACCTCCCACATCAAGTCCTTCTCTCCATTCGTCGTACTGATCGGCGGTTCCCACGACCCAACTGACGTTTTCAACTTTGTCGTCCTCGGCCCACTTTCTAGCTTCGGCGATTGCTCGTTCTGAAATGTCGACACCCACGAATTCGCATTCAGGGAATCTCTTAGCGAGTTCAATAGTGTAGTGACCATGCGCGCACCCGTAGTCAATAACCAATGAAGGGGAACCAATATCGCCAACAAGATTAGCGATACACTCAAAGCGTGAAGTACCAGATACAGTTTCCCGACCAACTCTTTGGAAGTCTCCATCGTAAAACGCCTCCGTGCCTTTCTGATAATGTTCATTAAATGCCTCATCCGAATTCGCAAACTGATAACACTTAGCAACCTCCGCTAAACAACGGGTATAGATTGGATCATCAATAACGGCAGGAACTTCAACTTGATCAGCGTATTTTTCCGCCGCAATGATATCGCTGTTACGAATTAGATCCTTAAATACAGTCACAGGATTCTGTACCGTAATAAACACTTCACGGATAATAGCTTCCACTTGATCTGTCGTGGCTTCCCACGTGTACTTCTCACTCGCTTCTAACTGCTTCTCGACCAGAGTCTTATATCGAATAGAGTCTACATCTATCCTATTTAACTCGTCAACGAATCTGTTGATGTGCGACGTGCCATCCTTGTGCTTGATCAAAATAGAGCCGGCTCCCTTGCATGTTTCTGGGAGAGCAGCCCATTCGGATGCGATCATAGGAAGTCCTGCGTACATCGCTTCCATCGCTGTGATACAACTTACTTCTTCAAACTCAGTCGGGTAGACTAAAAGATCTGACGAACATTGAACAGAAGCTAATTGTTCCTTCGTGAGATACCCCATGTTCGTACAGTTCGAAAGAGTTTCCACGCATTTATAAAGACCATCATAGAATCCCTGCATCTCTGGAACAGTGTGCTCGTACCCACAGACATACAAATGAGCATCCGGTCTCCTCTCTAACAATTGATCCATGATTCCACCGGGCTGGACAAGATTGGCCAGACCTCGTTCCGGTCGCGATTGATAAAGAAGTGTTAATCCTTCTGAGTTAAACCCATCTGGAAGAGGTACGGTTTCTGTAGTCTTGTACAGATTTCCATCTACTCCGTTGGTAATAGGAGTGATTATCTTCTCGTCGAACTCCCATTCCTCAACAATCTGCTTCTTATGAAACTCGGAAACAGTCATTACCTGATCCACATTCCACATGGTGGACAATATCGCAGGTTGATTTCTCCTCATTGCTATATCATGCAACCAAAGAAGATTGATCTTACTAGCAAACTTATGTTGGAAAGAAAGAGGATGTCTCTGAGCAATGTTGACATCATGTGGAGTTTGTACACAATAGAAGTGATAACGAAAACCCATTGGATGTTCTTGAGTTCTCTCTCCCATCCATTGATAGTTCACACCATCAAAGACTCCTCCCTCTTTATCCTCCGTGAACATTGTTACCTTGTGTCCACGTTCCGCTAAATTCTTAGCGAGATAATAGGCAGCTGATTCGCTACCTCCCAATGACCTTTCCCGGATCGTTTCACCGTTAAAGGGAATTCCGCCACAGTGTAGCACGATGAACATAATATCTCTCCTACTTCTTAGGTTTCGGTTGGGGTGCGGCTTTCTTCTTCTCTGCTTCCTGATCTTTCTTCTGCTGTGCTTTTCCTCGTTGGGACTTGACTAGTGCCATTTTCTTTCTCCAGTTCTTTCGTGGTTTTGAACTTACGAGGTACAGTGACCATGAGTGGCCTTGACCGTCCCCCGCGTTTTGAATTCGTTAGCATTACTTCTTCCTATAGAACCTGAAATAGTACACGGCTCCCAGAAAGATTAATCCCGCTAACACTGATGCTGCTGTTTCCCATTCCATACACTTCTCCAAAAGACTGAGGGGCGAGTTCCCGACAAGGACAAAATGCAGTTATACATTTTACGCCCCTCAGCCAAACCGATCAGGTTGAGCTATTAACCGATTCAACGATGTACGAGTATTCGCTACCAGTAATCACTTCATCTTGGTAATAACCAACCTCAATTTCCTCTGTCTTGATCTTGGGATCAAACGGATGACGTTCTACTGTCATACTCGGCAGACCCGCTCCGCTCCAACGGAAAGAGTACATGAACGCAGGTTCTTCCATCGTAGGCGCAGACGGAGAGTAGTAGAGCAGGACATGATCGCCCCAAATCTTGGACAACGACTCAGCTTGCGCTTCGTTCGCAGTATCCTTGAATGCACCACCGACCAGCATCTGATCAATCTCAAAGAGACTGGCAAAAGCTGCTCTAGCGGCAAATCCACCACCGTTATTCGTACCGAACAGAATGTTCCTTACATCCGTAGAACGACGAGCTGATCTCCAAGCATCCAAACCTAAGACCATGCGATTCGGTCTCTTACCTGTAAGATCATGCGCAGCATCGATGCCTGTATTGATATCACCAATGACATCGGCGTTACCTGCACTCCATTCACTTCCCACACCCGCGAATGAGCCCACGTTGGTCGTAGATGTTACCTGACCCGCAACTCGATTTTCCCAATCAAGCTGGAGCTTACCAACGATGAATCCAGTTCTGCCATTCATCAATTGATTACGGTAAATCTGATCCATATTTACACGGTCTTCAAGTGTCAATGAATCTTTCAGCGCGTAGTTCTCAGCGAAATACGTCCCGCTTGATACGCTTCTAGCGACCTTGAATGCTTCCGTGCCCGGAGCTCGTCTGGTATCCTCTACTCTGAGAACATCTCTACGATCAAAAATCACGTAGCGATCACTCTGTTTCTGTACAGGAACCATAGGAGCAATCATGTCGGCGATAAAACCATCCGACCTGTATCCAATAGCCACATTGGACAAGTTTCGATCTACATGGAGATCACGGCCTGTTACTGATCCTGGCATTTCGTTATCTCCTTAGCTTAGTGGACCGGCACGAGTGAAGTCAAACAGTCCGAGACCAAGATCGCCCGAAGCAGCAGTGACTAGACACTTACCGACAGTGGCTCCATTTGAGGAGCCTTGTGAAACGATGAATCCAGACGTTGTAACTATCAGATTCAAACCTGCGGTGATTGCTCCACCAGCGAGAAACTTCATCACGCCAGCGTAACCGACTCGAGCATTTTCACCCGAACCCGGTTTGCTTTTCAGCAATCCAATCGCAGCGGAAGTCGCTGCAATCGTTCCTGCGACTACGACAGCCTTATGAATACCGACTGTACGAAAGTCTGCGCCAGCAACGATTTGGATGGATTCAAATTTACCTTCGCCGCTCATTGCGCACCTCCAACTTCGCCATTGCTATCCGCATACGCGCGAGCCAGCTTTGGATCCGCACGGAGTGCGAATTGCTGAGCTTCTGCGTAGTCTAGATCCGGACTATTCGCCTGAACCTTATGGGTAGCATTGACGACTTGCTGATCCAATGGAATATTGTCATCCATTTCGTCTTCCTCGTCGCGGGAGAAGGTTTCTGATTTCTCATCTTTCTTTGGAGCCTTAAACCCTGTTACGGTCTTAAGCTGTTCAAGATCAATGCTCATCACCTTCTCGTCATCTTTCACACCGAATGTCGCTTCATGCACTTCTCGTTGAGCAGGAGTAATTACCTTCTGCCTAACAGCGCCATCCAGAATTACGTTCGCAGCCTCGCGACTTGCTTTAACCTTCTCTGCATCCTCATCCTTCTTCTTGGATTCGGCATCAGACTTCAACTGAGTGTTCTCATCAGTAAGCGTCTTGTTGGAGGCTTCCAACTTCGTCACTTTCTCATTCGTTTCACTAAGCTGAGCCTCAAGTGGTTTCAAAGCTTTCGCGATGGCTGACGCTAGTTCTTCAGGAGTCATACCATCTTCCTCGTTTGAATTAAAAGTTCCAGCTTTACTGAATGTCACACTCTCGCCGTTCTCAAAGGAGACTCTTGCGAAAGATAGATCAGCTAAATCTTGTAGACCACTGACTGCTGGTTGATCAGCGCCTAACAAAGCAACAGCATCCAAGATCCATGATTTGATCTTTTTGCCATTATGCTTCGCATTCTTTATTACTTCGATACTCGTAGTACGATACTTCTTGGAGTTGATCGCGTCCATAACAATCGTAGGAACATTAGAGAAATCTGCGTACAGATCCTCTCCCTTACGATAGACTCTGTCAATCCAACCTAGGGCTGGTTGTCCATCTGTAAGTGGTTGTTTCGTGTTATGACCGAATTTCAACGGTACATTGTGAACGTCTTTTAACGTCGCAAAGTTATTCACGATGTCATCAAGATCCTTTTCGGTAAACTTGATACCGTTCCACGTACCAGTCTTAAAAATGTGTCGTCCAAGTAAATCCATTTTCTTACCTCTACGCTGCACTGTCCTCAACAGCTACTTCGTCCGTCAGGACTACTGCATTCGGATCCGGTGCTTCTGAGCTAACACGCTCAATAGATAAACCCTGTCCATCGTACACAGTAAACTCTTCGGATTGACCCGGCTTGAGTAAGTTACTCTTGGTCGCTCCGCCTGAACAAATCGTTTTCGCAACGATATGCTTTTCTTCAGTGTTGTCTTCACTATTAGTGACGATTACCGTGGTTGTCATTTTACTTTCCTCCAAATCCCTCTTGGGGATCTAATGTAGGATCACGCGCTTCCTTCCATGTATCATTCTGTGTTACCGCTATTAGCAGGGAGCGACAATTAAAGTGATTTGGAGGTCTATACATGTCCCAGTTATTGGAATCTCTGCTGAATACTTTTCCATCCAAATGACTACATATAGCAGTCGTCCTAGAGTCTAGTATAGCAGAGTATTCCATGGCCTCCACGAAATCCCCTAGTGCAGGATCCGTAAAGAAGTTGTACCGAGCTTCGTTCAACGCATCAAAGTAACTCGTTCTGATGATGGTCTGTAATCGGCCCGCTGTTATTCCTGCTCCTTCCAAAGCCTCCAATAATTCTGCTTCGGTGAGCGACATTCCATTAGCAGCAGAGGCGGACATCATAATTCCCTTACGAACTAGAGTCTTATAGATGTTATCCACCACTTCGGTAGTAGTCCAGTTGAACTTGAGTCCATTAGTAAGTGTGTTCTTAATGATAGACTCTATCTCTCCAGTAAGATTACCCGACATATGGAACGCTTGAGCATTGAAATACGCCGCTGCCTCCTCATCTAATCTACTGAATGTCGCTGTAAACTCGCTCCCGCGCGAGCTACTGATCTCATCTTGTGCATGTTTAGTCCCTAACTTCCATCCTCGCTCTAGTGTTTTACGAGAAGCTTGCCTAACTCTATTCTTCTGATTCGCATTGAATCCGAGCTTGGCGATTAGATCATTATTTCCTGTGGCCGTACCTAATCTCTCCTCCATAATCTTCTGAATCATAGGAGTGACTATCCGGACTACCGCATCGTTCAGTTTCTCCATCGCCACTAATATCTCGTCAGTGGACTTACGATCTATGACAGTGAACCGAACTCGTTTCTGTGCTTTCGTAAATGATGCCTTCCACGCAACCGCATCTCTGATGGCATCAACCTCGTCAGGGTCATTAGCATTAGACGGATTGGGAGGTGTGCTTTCATCAGGATTTGTAGGTTGCGCGGAAGGAATAGCTTGTTGTCGTCTTGGGAGTGGCTCGCCTTTCTCTGGCATTTCCAAGAGATTACGAATATGAGCTTCATCCGTATCGCTCGGCTCTACCGTGTCCTTACCGACAAGCTCGTTCCATAGTCCTAACATCTCTATAATCTGGTCTATGGATAACGGCTTGAACTTGAATTTAGGGTATTGCTTATCTGCGAAGTTGAGCTCGCCTAGTTCCTTGAAGACTTGCTCATCCATTACGGATTCTAGTCTCGTCGTGTCAGCGTTAAGGACGAGCATGAATGCTTTGAATTGAGTTTGACTCTGAGAGAATGCTCCTGTTTGACCTGTGTGAGAGATTCCCAGTAAATTAGGAACGAGCATACTCTTGGCTATTGCTAAATCATGGAATTCCACTGCTTCTTTAAATGCCTGAGTGTTCGTTGGCATGATATTCTCTAGCTCAATGCTGTTAGGCAGCAGAACAGAGGATGCCGATGACAGATTGGATATGACATTGATGATTGCGGTATGCTCAGCCGATCCCACAGCGATAGTCTTTCCTTCCTTCGCTTTGGCGACCCATACTCCTCCAGCAGTTCTTTCCAGATGTATATTCCAGAACTTAATAGCAATATCCTTAGAGAGCCAAGAACGATAAGCTTCTCTTAACTCGCTTCCTCCGTATTGTTCATCTTCTTCAGGATTCTGGACGTAATGCACCATTTTATCAATAGGAATCTTCCGAATATTCCCATCTAGCTCCTGTTCTAGACGAAGAATGTTCCCGTATTGATCTACATGGAACCGGAATGTCTCATGCGGTTTCTTCTTCAGAGCCTTTAATCCCACATAAGGCTTTTCCTCGAACTCTATTATAGTGTGAATCTTCTCTGTAATAGAGAATCCTTGCCATACTCCGCACATGATTGCATTGAGAGAATCATTAAATGACCCTGTCATCTGATCGGTAATGCTGTTAAATAGACCTCTTCTAGCCTCTTGTTCTTCTTCGGGAAGCTTGGAGTTCTGATCAAACTGAAAGAAGAAGTCTCTTCCTGTAATAGCGTCCCTTCTGAATCGCACAATAGCTTTGACTTGTTCGTCTATCATCATGCGCTTGTATATGTCGGCGCCTTTACGAGATTTCAATAGATCTGGATCGTACTTGTAAGCGAACGTCCCCGTAGTGAACATGGACTCACTGAAGGCGACTTCTTTATTCAGTTTTACCTTACGATCAGTCTCTACTTCGGGTGGTGCAATAAATGAGGCTACTGTTTCACGAAAGCCCGGCATCATACGTCTCCGATATTCTTCCTGGAATAGTTATAAAGTCAGTAAGTCCAGCGGATAGTTCAGGAGCCTGCGTTGCATGTTGCATTGCTATAGAATCTGCTCGGTCAGGAGAAATGATTCCAGCGTTCTTCATCTCATCCTTCGTCATCAGATCCTCCACTCTTTCCGCACCTACTTTCCTGCGAATAGAGCACAGTTGACCACAGACATCGTCCCAATCCCTTTCATCACTAACAAAATCATCAGCATAGATAATTGTTCCGTCCCTATGAACGTCCCTACTGACAAGATACGATTGTACTCGACGGTTTCTGTACAAGAGAGTATTGTCACTCTTAGATCCACCGATATAACGAACTACTGCGAATTGTGTTTCGTCCTCATTCACAGCATCTATCATTCCGGAACATACACCTGCTCCAACACCAAGAGAATCAATGACTATGTCATCTCCGTTAACAGTGCTCATTCCAAACTTGTTAAAGAGACGAATCAGTTCCTTGACACACATCCCCACTGAGCGTCCTGCAGGGAAGGAATATTGCTTCTGCTTGCTCATATAAATGAACGATTCGTAATGAATAGCGTGAGTGATGACAGTGAAGTTAGCTCCTCCGTCAGCTACGTCTATAGAGAGCCTTTGCTTCGGGATAGATCCATCAGGGATACACTCTTTATCTCTTCCTTCCTGAATCCACGAGAGAGAGACTAGCTGATTCTCATCATCCTCTGCGAAATCCCCATAGCAGCGAACCTTAACGACAGGACTTCCCACTCCGTACTTGTTCTCCATTCGCTTGACCCATCCCTTAGATACACGCTCTGTATCCTGAAGACGGATATGCATCGTATACCAGTCCTGTGAGACAATCGGCTTGAGGTGAGTATCGGCGAATGTACCTTGTGTCTTAGTGGGATTAGATATGATAACGAGGATAACGATCTTCCCTGTGGATATCGCTCCCTCTATTACGGGCCAGAGGTTCTCGTCTACACCACTAGCCTCGTCAACGACGATCATCATAAACTTGTCATGGAGGCCAGCTAAGTTCTCTGGCGCAGCAGCAGTCTCCATGAATGCCCAATGATCTACGTCCCAATCCCCGTCTTCTCCTCTCCAGAAGATGCTCTGTCCCTGAGTCTTCGTCAGATCCCTATATCCCGCTATAGCTCTATTCCTGATCTTACGGAACTCTGGCCATAGTCTAGATCGGAGCTGAGCGATCTTCGGTGCAGTACAGGGGATCTTTCCCTTGAAGCAGAATCCGAACCAATGCATTAAACAAGCTAGACCGAATGTCTTACCCGGCCCATGCATGGAGCGTACGGATATCTGATTGAGTCCCTTGTGATTGATGACTGTGGGCTGACCATACTCTTTACGGACGACATCCCCTACGACGTTCAGCAGATCCTTCGTCCATTGGTCTAATTCCCATGAGTCGTTAGGATCGTCCTTTAATCTCTTCTCTCCTCGCTTAGCCTTTAACTGGAGGATCTCCTCAGCGAACCATACGGGATCAAAGATCGCTCGCTCTCTGGCTCGTACAAGGAAGTCCTCTTGGACAAGATCCCTCTGCAATACTGCGCTCACTTACTGAGAGCCTCAGCCCATGCTTTCGCGGCAGTAACAAAAGGATTCCCCTCATCGCTTTCTTTAAACTCAAGGGAACGCAAATCAGGAAGATACTTATTAAGGAGTTTGAACTGAGCGTCTATCTTAGTCTTTAAGAATCCAAGTCTCGTCATATACTTAGCTTGGTCCTCACGGGTCATACACTTGATCTTCTTCACTTCGGCATCTAGCTTGTCCAGCTCGTCAATGCTTTTCAGTATATGGGCGTGGTGATTACCGGCAGCGATCTTCTGACGGAGTAGTACCTGATTGATCTTCTTGTTCTTCGCTGATCGTTTCGTAGCGGCCCCGGACCCTGACCTCACAGCCAGAGCACGAGTTTTCTTCGCTACTTTCTTCTTCCTTGTCAACTACTTACGTCCTGGATTGATTTAGAGAAAGAGGCGGCAGGTCAACCAGCCCACCGCCTCTAAAAGTCTCCGTTTGGAGACACTTGCACCACGCAATCATTCTCACTCCACTGACATCATCTGGCAAGGACTATCTTTATCTCTGTAAAATGAGTGATCAGTCTTTTCTCTGTTTACTCAGGGGATTTATTCCGAGTAAAATAGTGATTAAGCCACAAGCCGAGCCCCCTATAGGCTACAGCCCCTTTTACTCACATAATCAGATAATCAGATATATATAGCTCTAGTACCTTTTAACCCCCAAATAATATAGGTTGCCGTTGAGAATCCGAATATGTGAGTACATCCGTATACTCTGCAGACAGAGTGAAACTGTCAAAACGAAAACCGATTAAATTAGCGTGTAAATTAGAAACAGCCCCAAATCTGTTGCAATTCTGGTACAAATTTTGGCTTGCGTCGAAAACAGAGAGGCATATAATGAATGGCCAGCACCGCCACAGCTAAAAACACCACAAGGATTTGCGCATGTCAACCATCACCAAGACAATGGTCCAAAGAGCCATGAAAGAGGATCTCCAAGAATCAGGGATCCGTACGAAGACTCAATTATCTAAGCTCAACATGATCCCTCTTATTCCAAAAGAGATGGAAAAGCTAACCGGCATCTCTCTTCCGGGATACAGCATTCCCTATTTTGACTTTATGGGAAGAAGGCTTGCTAAATTCACCCGAGTCAAATTCCTAGCTCCTGTTCCGGGATCTCCTGGACAGAAATACTGGCAAGAAGCCGAAACTCTTCCTCACGCTTACCTACCTCCTCTCTTAAAGACGAAGAAATCGTGGGAAGATGTCAGAGTAAACGCAGACATTCCTATATACATTACAGAAGGAGAGAAGAAAGCCGCATGTGCATGTGCTCATAATCTTCCTTGTATAGGACTAGGAGGAGTTTGGTCATTCAAATCTAAGAAAGCTGGACAGACTCTTATATCAGAACTCTCTAAGATTACATGGAAGAAGAGAAAGATCGTCATAGTCTTTGATTCCGATGTCATGCATAAGCCGGATGTACTAAGAGCGCTAGAGACTCTTTCTTCCATATTAGTAAAGAGAGGCGCAGCATCCGTATCTAAGATATATCTAGAATCGGAGGATGACGAAAAAATAGGACTAGACGATTACATAGTGAAGCACGGAGTGAAGAGATTCCTCGCGCTCAAGCCATCACCTAATCAGGAACTACTGACCTCCCTCAACGAAATGAATTCTAGATACGCTATTATAGAGAGGCACAGCGAAAGAGTCTTTGATCTTAAGTATTCTCAGTTCATATCGGTGCAGGGATTCATCAAAGTCGCAGAGGCCAATAATCTTGTTGACATCATTGATGAGCATAATAAGCCAACGACAGTCTCAGTCGCTGCAGAGTGGGTTAAATGGATCAATAGAAGGATGATGTTAGATCTAGTCTTTGAACCGGGATCGGCGAGGATTACAGACGACAATAATTACAATCTATGGGAAGGACATCCGTATCCGCCGATGAAAGGAGATGTCCGTCTATTCTTAGAGCTAATCACTCATTTGTTCAATTCGTCTAAGAAGCACATGGAATGGTTTCTTCAGTGGCTGGCCTATCCGCTCCAATATCCGGGAACGAAGATGCATACGTCTGTTCTAATTTGGGGAGGACAGGGAACCGGAAAGACGTTCCTTGGCAAACTCGTTAAACAACTATACGGAATTCACGGTCGCTTAGTTGAGCAGACTACTATGAATCGCGATTTCAACGAATGGGCAGCGAACACTCAATTCGTTAGTGCAGATGAGATGGTATTCCATGGAGATCGGCGAGAGAGTAATGCACTGAAGAATGTAATCACTAGAGACGAGATGACGATCAATAAGAAATTCCAGCCTGCCTATACTGTGAAAGATCTCGCTAACTACTTCTTTACGTCCAATCACAGTGATGCTCTTTACTTGGAACCGGATGATCGCAGATTCCATGTCATCAATGCAGAGGGAAAGAAAGCTCAATCTTTCTACAAGAGATTAAAAAAAAAAAAAAAAAAAGACGAGTCCTATTCCTACATCATGCATCATTTGCTGAGCAAC